ATGAAGACATTGAAGAATGGGCAAAGCAATATCCAGACGTAGCAGGTATTGTAGAAACTATTGCTGCTAAAAAAGCTCAAGAGATGTTTAGTAAAGCAGATGCTAGACTACAAGAGCTGGACAAGGCACAGTCAGAAGCAGAACGAGTCAAAGCAGAAAATGCTATCCGTAAAGCACATGATGATTTTGATGATCTACGTGCTTCTGATGAATTTCATAACTGGGCTGAGGAACAGCCTAAGTGGGTACAAGATGCACTGTACGAGAATGCAGATGATCCTGCCTCAGTAGTACGTGTCATTGACTTGTACAAAGTAGATAAAGGCCTTACTAAAACTGCAAGAAAAGCTAAGGCTAAAGACGCAGCCTCAACAGTTACAAGACGTAGTAAAACGTCTGTAGATGTAGATGAGTCTGGGGACACTATTCGTGAATCAGATGTAGCAAAGATGTCAGACAAAGAGTTTGAAGCTAAATCTGAGGAAATTAACAAAGCTATCCGTTCGGGTAAATTTGTTTACGATGTATCTGGCAAAGCTAGATAAGCTGTTGACAACAAGTAAATCAACAGTATAACTATAGGCACAGGGACAAAAGCCTCTTTTTGACTACCTTTTGTCTCGGCCAAATTTCACACAAAAGTCTAAACTAAAAAGAACTACCTGTTCAAGTATAGGCCCAGTATATACTCGGTAGGCCAACTGAGTATTATCTGCACCCTAGAAAAACAACAGCCTCTTTATAGGTGTTTAGCTTTATTCATAAGCCAAATATCATGGAGGATTTTCAAATGGCTTTTACATCCGCAGCAGGTCACGGAAATTTACCTAACGGTAATTTCAGTAGTGTGATCTACTCCAAAAAGGTACAGCTTGCATTCCGCAAGTCTACCGTAGTAGGAGATATTACAAACTCTGATTATTTCGGAGAAATCAGTGCCCAAGGTGATACAGTTAAGATCATCAAGGAACCTGAAATTTCGGTCAGCTCTTATGCTCGTGGCACACAGATCACAGCACAAGATTTGGACGATGAGGATTTCTCTCTAGTCGTTGATAAGGCTAACTATTATGCCTTCAAGATCGACGATATCGAAGAAGCTCACTCACACGTAAACTTCATGGATCTTGCGACCAACCGTGCGGCATACCGTTTGGCTGACCAGCATGACCAAGAAGTTCTAGGTTACCTATCAGGTTATAAACAGTCTGCACTACATGGTGCTGCAGATACTGTGAATGATACTGTAAACGGTACTAAAGCAGTAACAACTGCAGGTTCAGACGAATTGCTTTCTTCAATGAAGTTGAAGAAGGGTGACTTTGGTAACATCACAACTGCTTCTGCAGGTGACCACTCAATCCCAATCGCAGCTCGTTTACCAGGTGCAACAGATTTACCAACTGCTACGATTTCACCAGCAATGATGGTGGCTCGTATGGGTCGTCTACTTGACCAACAACAAGTTGACACTCAAGGTAGATGGATTGTCGTTGATCCAGTATTTATGGAAATCCTTCGTGACGAAGATTCACGTTTCCTAAATGCTGATTACGGTGAATCAGGTGCTCTACGTAACGGTCTAGTCTTGAACAACTTCCACGGTTTCCGTGTATACAGCTCAAGCAACCTACCTTCAGTAGGTACTGGCCCTGCAACAACTGGTACAGCTAACCAGAACACTAACTATGGTGTTATCGTTGCAGGTCATGACTCAGCAGTAGCAACTGCAGAGCAGATCAGTAAGACTGAAACATACCGTGATCCAGACAGCTTTGCTGACATCGTTCGTGGTATGCACCTATACGGTCGTAAGATTCTTCGTCCAGAAGCAATCACAACTGCTAAATATAACTTGGCGTAAGGGAGGATTGACTTATGGCTAAATCTACTTCTTTGCTTTCAAAAGCAGTCATGGTTGAAAAGGAAGTTGAACTTCCAACTTCAACTGGTACAGTAACAGGTCCAACTGTTGCAGCAGGTACTCTTGTACTAGCAGCAGGTGTTGAGTTGATTGATGCAATGGACTCAGCAGACTACGATGTTACAGTTACTGATGGCACAACTACATTTATGGCTGCTACAGCTGTAGACAGTGGTTCTGCAGGTGACTTCGCATTCGGTACTCAAACACAGGGTATCATTGCTTCAGAAGACACCATTGACGTAACAGGTACTGCAGGTGCTGCTCCAGCAGCAACAGTGACTGCTCGTGTATGGGCAATCGTTGTTGATGTAAATGAAGCAACTAAAGGTGCTGACGAAGTTGATCGTGACTATCTTGCATAACTGATTAAACTTTAGGGGCTGGGCAACTGGCCCCTTTAGGCTATCTGAAGGATTTTTGTAATGGCAAATTACGTTACACTAGTTAATCAACTACTTACTAGACTAAATGAAGTTACTCTTGCTACAACAGGCAGTGGCTTTGATGATGTACGTAACGTACAAGCATTAGCTAAACAAGCTATTAACAACTCCATTAGAAATATCCTACAGACAGGTCAGGAATGGCCTTTCTTAAAAACTACATATACTCAGACATTGACTGCAGGTACAAGACAGTATGATTTTCCTGCAGATTTTGCTACGGTTGACTGGGACACTTTTTATATTAAAGAGTTAGGCTCTGCAAGTAATACACCTAGCTACTTGCCAACTATTTCTTTTGAAGAGTATACTCAAAGATATCGTGGAATAGATGATCAAAGTGATTCTGGATCTGGTGTATCTGCTCCACAAAGAGTTTATCAAACATACGAAAGTAAGTTTGGTGTAACTCCTGTTCCAAATGATGCTTATGAAATAGAGTACGTATATTGGACATTCCCTGCAGATCTTTCTGCCTATGATGATACAGCAGTTATTCCTGACAGATTTAATCATGTAATCATTGACGGTGCTATGATGTACATGATGAGATTTAGATCAAATGATCAAAGTGCTGCTTTACACCAGCAAAGCCTTCAAGAAGGTATTCGTTCTATGAGACGTATTCTTATGGATGATCCACTAGATATTAGATCTACAGTTATTCAAAGAAATAAATCGTTTAGCAATACTATGAGCACTATCGTCTAATGCCTGAAAATTTAGCTTCCTTTAAAGTATTTGCTGAAGGTGGATTGAACCTGAACAGGGACGTGTTGTCTCAAGGGGAAAGACAACCTGGTTCTGCTATTTCCTTACTTAATTACGAACCTGCTATAACTGGTGGATATAGACGTGTCAGTGGTTACACCAACGACTATGGCACAGTACCTGGTGATAGCTCTGGTAGTGTACTTGGTGTAGCAGTAGCTGCTGGTATTAACGATGGTATTCTTGCTGCACGTAAGCCTTCTTCAGGTAACAACTACTTACACTACTGGGATGCTACAGCAGAGTCTTGGACAGCAGTAACTACTTCTGGTTCACCTACAATGACAGGTGTAACAAAAGTAAGATTTACTAGGTTTAACTGGGGGACAGCAAAGGTTATCCTGACAGATGGTGTAAACCCTGCAGCTACCTACGATGGTACAACTTACACCCAGATTACCCATGCTAATGCTCCTACAGATCCTAAGTTTGCTGCAGTATTCAAGAACCATATGTGGCTTGCAGGTGATCCTAGTGAACCTCATAACTTGTATTTCAGTGCACCTACAGACGAAACCAAGTGGGCACCTGCAGATGGTGCTGGTGTAATCAACGTAGGTTTTCCTATTGTATCAATCAAACCGTTTCGTGATTCTCTGTTTGTATTTGGTACGAACAACATTAAAAGGATTGTAGGAAACAACATCTCAGACTGGGCTTTACAGCACGTAACAGATGACCTTGGTTGCCTAGCATCAGATAGTGTTATTGAGATTGGTGGTGACCTAATCTTTTTATCACAGGATGGTATGAGACCTATCTCAGGTACAGATAAGATTGGTGACGTTAACTTGGAAACACTAACCAAGAACATCCAATCTTTTATTTCTGATGTTGTGTTTAATAACGATCTTGATGCTGTCTCTTCTGTAATCATCAGAGGTAAATCTCAGTTTAGATTATTCTATAACGTAGAAAATGGGAATGCACTTCTTGGTGGACTACGTATGGGACAACAGGGTGGCATTGGCTTTGAGTTTGGTCAGATGATTGGTATTGAGGCCACTTGTGCTGACAGTGGATACATCGACAAAGAAGAATATGTCATTCATGGGGACACTTCAGGTAAAGTCCACAGACAAGAATCAGGTAATAGCTTTGGTGGAAATAACATCGTAAGCCTTTACCAAACACCATTCTTGCACATGCAAGATCCAGAGCAACGTAAGATTATTCATACTGTTGCTACTTACCTTAGATCAGAAGGTGATAACGAGATCGTTATGTCGGTTGTATTTGACTACGATGATACCACCATTCTTAATCCAACTAACTTTACTTTAAGCACTGAAGGTGCTGCTGCATATTATAACGAAGCTGTCTTTAATGACTCTTCAACTATTTGGAGTGGTAACCCATCCCCTGTTCAAAGGGTGAATGTTTCAGGCTCAGGTAAATCAGTTTCTTTTAGATATGTTACAAATGACACGAATGCATCACACAGTATCCAAGGACTTGTTGTGACGTTTGGAGTGGGGGATAGATTATAAATGGCAGGTTATACAAGACAGAGTGTAGCTGATATTGTTTCTGGTCAGGTTATTAAAGCTGAACCAATCAACAACGAATTAAATCAGGTACT